AGAGGATCTGCAACAGGATCTAAAAGACCTGCTGACAACAACGGAGTATGAAGATGAACAAGTCCACGGAGACACCGAAACGGACTGAAGCACTTTTAAATGCTTACAAAGAAAAGCAAGAAGTAGAAACAGTCCTCGATCCAAAAGCGATCAACAAATCAGTATTAGAAAAGCTACCATCACCTACAGGATATAGACTTTTGGTTTTGCCACATGCAGGCCCTAAGAAAACTAAAGGTGGAATATACCTATCTGATACTACACAAGAAACAATACAAATGACTACAGTGTGTGGTCTTGTGCTAAAAATGGGAGACCTTTGTTATCATGACAAAGACAAATTCCCTAAAGGACCTTGGTGCAAACTAAATGATTGGATAATCTTTAGTAGGTATGCAGGATCCAGATTCAAAATTGAAGGTGGTGAAGTAAGAGTATTAAATGATGATGAAGTCATTTCTACGATTAATAACCCAGCTGATATTTTGCACCATTTTTAAGGAGGACAAATGGAAGAAGTAAATAAATCTGCCGAAGTAGATATTGATACTGATGGCGTTCAAGAACAAGAAATAAATGTTGAAGCACCACAAGGGGGTGATGAGGCATTTTCAAAAAAAGAAGAAGTAGATCTTGGTTATACAGATGTAACTGGTGGTAAAACTGCAAAAGAATTACTTCAAGAAACAAAAGAACAAGAAGCTGAACCTGTAAAGGAAGAACCAAAGTTTGAACAAAAAACTGAGGATTCTGATTTGCAAGATTATTCAGAAAAAGTTCAAAAAAGAATCAAGAAACTTACGTTTCAAATAAAAGAAGCAGAAAGAAGAGAAAAAGCTGCAGTAGAATATGCTAGAGGATTAAAAAGCAAATTTGAAACAGCTGAGAAAAAGTTTCAGGAAACTGACACTAACTATCTCAAAGAATATAATGCAAGAATTGACTCTGAAAGAGACAAGGCTAAAGCTGCATTAAAAGCTGCTTATGAAACTCAAGATGCTGAAGCAATTACTGAAGCTCAGGATAACCTGACTAAGTTATCAGTTGAGAAAGAAAAAGTTTCGATGACTCTTGCAGAAAAAGAGTCAAAGGAAAAAGAAGTTGAAGCAGCTCCTGCTGAAGCTGAACAACCACAACCACAAATTAGCCAGAAAGCTCAAGCTTGGGCTGAGGATAATTCATGGTTTGGTTCGGACAGGGTGTTAACTTCTGCTGCGATGGGAATACATGAAGATCTGTTGCAGGAGGGAATTGACGCGGAGACTGACGAATACTATAATCAAATAAACAAACGTATGAAGGAGTATTTCCCTCAGAAATTTGCCCAAGAATCGACTGAAGTCAAGGCTAAAGAACCCGTCCAGAACGTAGCCTCTGTGAGTCGAAGATCGGGAGGACGCAAGTCTGTGAAACTCACCAAATCACAGGTAGTTATCGCTAAGAAATTAGGGGTGCCACTAGAGGAATACGCAAAATACGTGAAGGAAGGAGCATAATTATGTCAAATATAAAAACTTCACGCGAGTCTAGTACGAGAGAAAAATTAACTCGTAAAAAAGATTGGACTCCACCATCCAGTTTGGATGCGCCAGCTGCACCGCAAGGTTATGCGCACAGATGGATAAGAACCTCAGCTAATGGTTTTGATGATCCAGGTAATGTATCAAAAAAACTTAGAGAAGGTTGGGAATTCGTTAAAGCCGAAACCATTTTAAATGAGATTGGTGAAAATGATTACCCAGTTATCCATGAAGGAAAACATGCTGGTCTAATCGGAATTGGTGGCCTTGTGTTGGCAAGGATACCGGAGGAGATTTTGAAAAGTCGTGCTGAGTATTTTAAAAAGATAACTCAAGACAGAACAGACGCGATAGATAGAGATCTTATGAAGGAGCAACACCCTGACATGCCTATCAATATTGATAGACAGTCAAGAGTTACCTTTGGTGGTAGTCGTAAAAAATAATTTTTTTGCATTACCTACCCGAGATAGCTTGGATAATAAAAACATATAGTTAAAAAGGAGAAAACAACTATGGCAAACGTAAGTGAAAAGTTCGGTCTAAGACCGTACAGAAAACTAGACGGAACACCATTAGCTGGAGCTCAAAACAGATATACGATTGCATCAGGATATGCATCTGCAATTTTCCAAGGAGAAATGGTTGAACCATTAGGAACTGGAAACATTCAGAGACATGGTCCTAATACATCAGATGCTGTTGTGGGCGTTTTCAACGGATGTTTTTACACAGATCCAACTACTCAAAAGCCAACTTATAGCAATTACTACCCAGGTGGTATTGTTGCTTCTGACATCACTGCATTTGTCATTGATGATCCAGATGCAGTATTCCTAATGGATGCTGATGCGGCTTTCACTAGAGCGGATTTGTACAAGAACTATTCGGTGACAAACACTACTGGTGTAACACAAACAGGAATATCTAAACAGCAACTTGATGTATCAGTATCAGGTGTTGCGACTACTTTCGCTGTACAAGCGATCGACATTTCGCAAGACCCAGATAACTCTGACACGTCTTCTGCTAATGCAAATGTTCTTGTTAGAATCAACAATCACTTCTACAGAAGTGGTACAGGTATAGCGTAATAAAGGAGAATAAACTATGGCGATATCACGATCACAACTAGTTAAAGAACTAGAGCCAGGTTTGAATGCTTTATTCGGCCTGGAATATAGTAGATATGAAAATCAGCATGCTGAAATCTTTTCTACTGAAACATCTGACAGAGCTTTTGAAGAAGAAGTAATGTTAAGCGGTTTTGCTTCTGCACCAACTAAACAAGAAGGTGCTGGAGTAGTGTTTGATCAAGCAGGTGAAACTTTCACAGCAAGATACAACCACGAAACAATTGCTTTAGCATTTGCTATCACTGAAGAAGCAATCGAAGATAACCTATACGATAGATTAGCGGGCAGATACACAAGAGCTCTTGCTAGATCTATGGCAAACACGAAGCAAACGAAAGCAGCTAACGTATTGAACAATGCGCAGAAAGCTGGTGTAACAGGTGGAGACGGAGTATCATTAATTAATGCTTCACACCCACTTGCAACAGGCGGTACTTTCTCAAACGTTCTTGCAGTTGCAGCTGACTTGAATGAAACTTCGTTAGAGCAGTCATTAATTGACATTGCTGGATTTGTCGATGAAAGAGGCTTAAAAATTGCAGCCTCTGGAAGAAAAATGATTATTCCAAAAGAACTTCAGTTCACAGCGGAAAGAATCATGAAATCTCCAATGAGAGTCGGCACTGCAGACAATGACATTAATGCGATCAATAACATGGGTATGGTACCTGAAGGTTACAGAGTTAATAACTTTTTAACTGACACAGATTCATACTTCTTGTTAACTGATGTGCCTAATGGACTAAAAATGTTTGTTAGATCACCGATCAAAACTGCTATGGAAGGTGACTTCGATACAGGTAACATGAGATTCAAGGCTAGAGAAAGATATTCATTCGGGTTCTCAGATCCTAGATGTATATTTGGTAACGGAAATTTACCAACTAGCTAATAGATACTTATTAGTAAATTAATATTAAGGGGCGTTTTACAACGCCCCTTTTTTTTTTGTATAATCAAAAGACCTAGTAAAAATAATTTGTAGACTGGCTAGGCAGACGGTATAGAGACTACAAATAAAACGCTATACAGGAGGATATTATGGCAAACACTACTTTTTCAGGACCGGTACGATCGGAAAATGGTTTTATCGGGGGAACTAAAAACGCAACTACAGGTGCATTTACAAATAATTTTCAAATTAATTCATCTGGTCAATACGTTGGAACACAACTTCAAGGACAAGGTGTTGTAGGAACAGCTAAAGTTGAAGCTACAGCAGGAACAAATGAAGTTATATTTGCTCAACCTGCAAGATCTATTATTACAAGCATTCAACTTGTTTGTACATCAGCACCAACTTTAGCAAGTGCAGGTGATATTGGAATCAAAGTTGGAACTGCAACAGGCGGAGCTCAATTAGTGGCTGCTGCAGCGGATGAGGTTCTTGACGGTGGTACAACTGTGCCTGAAGGTGCTCACTATACGACAACTCTTTTAGATACTACTGCAAGTGATGCTTCACCTGCGGCTTCTCCAAGAGTAAA